GGATTTGAGTTGGTAGAAAAAATAAATATGTTATTTCCTGGTTTTGGTAAAAGTCTAACAAAACGTAAAACTGAGCCAACGTTTGTATTCAAAAAAAAGAAGGAGAAAGCAAGTGCAAACAGTTCAACGAAACCAACTTCTACAAGACCTCGCAAGCGTAAACGCAGGAGTCGCATCAAAAGAACTTCTGGAACAAAGTAATTCATTCATATTTAAAAACAATACCATCTGTGCTTTCAATGATGAGGTGTTTGCCACAACAAAAACTGAGGTAGATTTTGAGGGGGCTGTTGAAGCGACTCTGCTTTTACAACTCCTTAACAAGATCAAGGATACTGAAATTCAGATAGACACAGAAGATGATGAACTGAGGATCAAAGGAAAGAAATTTGATTCTGGTATTAAATACGATCCTGAGATCAGACTTCCACTCGATGAAGTCACAATGCCAAAAGACAAGAGCTTCAAAAAAGTATCTGAAAACTTTGCACAGCATGTCAAGCTTGCTTGTCTGACTGCAAGCAAATCCTTGAGCGATCCGATACTCTCCTGTGTACATTTCAGAAAAGACAAAGTTGAATCTTGTGACAATGGCAGAATTACAATTTGTGATCTGGACACGAATCTAAAGTTTAAAGCACTGGTTCCTGCCAGTACACTCTTAACAATCATCAAGCACAAAATCAAAGCAGTGGCAAAAGATGATACATGGATGCACTTCAAAACAGAAGATGATGTAATTATTTCCTGTCGTTTGTACAATGAAACTTACATTGATCTGGATGAGCATATTCCTGAGGACAAGGGAGAAGAGATTGAACTTCCTGCTGAGCTTAATGATATCTTGGGACGAGCAGATATCTTCGGTAAAGACATCGTAACACAGGAAAAAATGATTGATGTGTCGATCAAGAAAAAGAAACTTGTGATCGAGGCAAAGAACGAGTCCGGATGGTACAAGGAAAGAGCAACCACAAAGTACAAAGGCCCTGATATCTCATTTTCGATTAATTCAGACTTTCTTAAAGATGTATTGTCATTGTCTAATAAGATATCTATTATAGACAATCTGCTGGTATTTTCTGATCAAAATTCAATTCATTTAGTGCTTCTCGACTCTTAAAAATATTTCGACATTTTTTGCTATTGCGTTTCTATATTACATAGAAAAGATACGATTGTTTTGTGCAAAAACAACAACACAACAAAAGGAGAGAAACTATGACTACTGTAGCCCAGATTGAAGCAGAGCTTATCACTGAGGAAGAAGACAAGAATAAAAAGAAGGTAAAAAATCTGCTGCGAAAATATCGGGAGAATGTACAGGCAAAGGAAAAAGAGAAAGACAGCGCAGCGGAGGTGTTGAAAAGGAAATTAGAGGAATATGAGAGCGCCCAAAAAGAGTATCAGGATTTATTAGCGATGCCTTTTGATGAGCTTCTTGATAAATATGAAGAACAGAGTGATATGGTAATCACAAATATCACCTCTCATGTATGGAAAGCATATGAAGAAATGCAAGAAAAACGTTTTGCAGATTATTTATTTCCTACTAACTTTTCATAATGAATAAAAACAAAATAGGTGACATAAAATGGCAAGCAGAGGAGAACGACATGCGTTAATGATATTAGGATTATCTGAGGGCATTGCAAAATTTATTGAAGCTTCTTATATAAATGAAAAACGTAATAAAACAATATTGGAATATGTTGAACAGATAAAGAAAAGATGTTCACATGCTCATGATCTTTGGAAAGCTGAAGCAACTCGAAAAGATATTAAGCGAATAGACAAAAGTCTGCGTATTATTGAAGATATCATCGCTGAGAACAAAAAAGCTTCCATTTCTGTATTAACATCTCTACCTCTTGCATTGTTATCTGACTTATCTGATGAATTGAATAAGAAAGAATTATCGAGAACAGGCACAAAATCAAAAAAAGCTGAGGGACTTATTCCTTTAATTACTCAATACAGACGACTACATAGGCATTTTGATCGTCGATTGGATAAGTGGGAAGATTATGATCTTGCAGTTAAAGCAGTAAATGAGATTACTAAAAGACGGAGAATGGGATTGTGAAAAAAAAGAAAAAACAAGAGAAGCAAAAAATAAGCACAACTCCCATTTTAATTGAACATAATGGACGTGTCTATCTTGGGTGTGACAGATGTAATCAAAGAATGGAAGTGTCTATCTGTGATTCAAGAAGATGCAGCAAACGTAAGAAATGTCCTATATATTTACAAGCAAAGGACATGAAGCAAGAATGGCTTGAGGAACATCCACAAGCTTTTGTAGCTCCAGTTAGAAAACGGAAACGTAAGAGAATTAGTACTGAGGAAGTACCCGTTAAAAAACGCACACGAAAGCGAAAGCTGCAAGAAACTTCGGCAAAAAGAAAACGTAAACGAAAAGAAATAGAACAGCCTATAAAGAGAAAACGAGTACGAAAATCTGAGACTAAGAAAAGAAGACGCCGTAAATAATTTTCAGTTTGTGGGGAGCATTGAGGGCACAATAAATCAAATCAATATATAGTAACCGACGACACGGCGTTAACCCATGATCCAGCACCGTGTAAATGCTGGACGGTTGACTATTGAGATCAATTGATTATGTGAGCGACCTGAACTCCCCACATCACTTTAAGGAATAGCCTATGGCAAAAAAAGGATTCTTCACTTCTTCTCAACTCCGCACTAAGAAACAAAAATCAACGTCATCTATTCCTAAATGTGGAAAATGCAAACTGTACAAACACTGCATTAATCCTAAAATGCCCCCGACAGGAAAAGGCATTGAAAAGATACTCTACATAGCCGAAGCTCCAGGAGCAAGAGAAGACAGAAAAAATGAGCAGTTGATTGGAAGTTCTGGACAATACTTGAGAAGGGTTTCAAAGAGAGCAGGACACAGTATAGATAATGGCAGAAAAACAAATGCGTGTATCTGCCGTCCAAAGGATAATAAAAAACCTACCGATGATCAGATCCAGTGTTGCTTTCCAAATCTTAAAAAAGAGATTGATTCTTTTAAACCTAATGTAATTGTATTGCTTGGGGGCACTGCATTAAAATCTGTATTAAGGCACAAGTTTCATGGTGATGTAGATTCAATTAATAAATGGCGAGGATTCATCATTCCTGATCGTGAATATAATGCGTGGATCTGTCCAGTGTTTCATCCAAGCTACATTGATCGGGATACAACGCCTAAAGTAGCTGAGAAAATATTTGAGGATGACCTTAAATGCGCTTTTGCGATGATAGACGTTCCGCTTCCTACAGTAAAGAATGAACAGGACTGTGTTGAGATCATAAAACATCCAAAAGACGCTATAGCATTCATCAAAGATATTTTAAAGAAGAAACGAAGTCTGACAGCATTTGACTATGAGACAAGCGGATTGAAGCCTCACGACAAGCGGCACAAAATAAAGTCTTGTGCTATTTGCGATGATATTAATCATGCTGTAGCGTTTCCTATGTTCTCTGACGACAAATTTATTGAGTGCTTCAGAGAGTATCTTAGAGCGCCATACGCAAAAAAGATTTGTGCGAATATGAAATTTGAGCGTGATTGGTCATATCAGAAATTAGGGCCAGTTAAGGGATTCTTTTTTGATACAATGATTGGTGGGCACATACTTGATAACAGATCAGGCATCACTTCATTAACGATACAAGGGTATATGAATCTTGGAATTGATCCCTACGATGAGCATATCAAGCCTTTCCTACAATCCAAAAAAGGGGGTGGAAATGACTTTAACCGAGTTGATGATATAGATATGTACGATTTATTAATCTACAACGGCATTGATACACTTGGAGAATTTAAACTCGCCCTTATTCAGATGGATCGTTTTGGAATTAAATACAATCATCTGTATGACAAAACAACAGGACACGATCTCGCACCGCAGTATAAAATTGCAGAGAAAGTATTAAGGAGAAAATGATGGTTCTTATAAAGGATGTGATTATTGAGAATCACCCATATGATCACGTTATAGTGCCTAAAGACGACGCATACAAAATTCCAGATGTTTCTTGTAGCAATACTCCGATGAATAGTTTTTTTGAAGTTGAGCATGTTTATGGAACTACTTTTATAAATAGATGGGGAGAGAAAGTAGATATTGGAGCAACTAAAAAAGTACAAGATACAATAGGACTTTGTTTTGAGGCATATGACAACATGCGACGTGACGTTGACAGATGGTATTCAAATTCATGTATGCACGAATATGAAGCTAAAAAGAATAAAGAACTTTTATTGGAATACACGCAGATGACATTTTGGCAAAGATTAAAGTTTTTGTTTAAAGGAGCTAATTATGCACATAGAAGCAGTTGATGTCCCTGATGCCTGGTTTCAATGTCTGTACAATATTTTTGATTATGGAAATAAATACACTATTCAACATGGATCGTTTGTAGGACAAATACGATATGAGTTTGACTGGATATCTGTCTTGATACAAAATGCATATGCTGAGCCATATGATTTGATGCTCCCACAAATACCATCTCATTTAAACATCCCTAATCCAGTTGAATCTGGATATGTTGAGCAGTATATTCCATATCTTATGACACCAGATAAAAAGCCTGATGAGGACTATACGTATGGAGAAAGGTTGTGTTCTTTCGCCAATGGAATGCTAAGATGGTCTGATGATGATCAAATTTTACATTTTATATTCCTTCTAAAAAACACCCCAAATACGAATCAAGCTGTTCTTCAAGTCGCACAACCATCTGATTGTTTATTAAATGATCCGCCCTGTCTCCGTCACATTGATCTGAAAGTCAGAGATAACAAATTAAACTTTTATCCATACTTCAGGAGTTGGGATTTGTGGGGAGGTTTTCCAGCCAATCTTGCCGGAATTGCAGTTCTGCAAAAATATATGGCAGATGAGATTGGAATTCAGCCTGGATTTATCCTTGCATCATCTAAGGGATTACATATCTATGAATACGCTGAGGAGCTTGCGAAGATAAGGATAAACAAATGCAAGTAGTTCCTATTAATAAAGACGGTTACAATCTCATGCATCGTGGAATGATTGCGTTCTCGGAAATGCAGAGAAACGGTATTCGGATAAACGAAGCATATTGTAAACAAGCTTATAAAGACATTACAAAAGAAATCAAAGAGCAGGAAGAAAAGGTATTTTCCTATAAAGAAATAAAAGAATGGAAAAAAATATACAGATCAGATTTCAATCTCGATTCAGGTGATCAATTACGAGATGTCTTATTCAACAGATTTAAATATAAGCCCATAGGACGCACGGAATCAGGACTTCCGTCAGTTGATAAGAAAACACTTGAAGCGATGCGTTTATCGTTCACAGATGATTTATTACGATATCGTATGCTTCAGAAAATGAAGAATACTTATCTTAAAAACCTGATAAGGGAAACACACAACGGGTATCTTCATCCATTTATTAATCTGCATATTCCACGTACTTTCAGGTCTTCGACCCAACATCCTAACACACAGAATACACCCATACGTGATCCTGAAGCAGGAGGAATTGTACGTAGAGCATTTATTCCAAGAGACAACCACTATTTAATAGAGTGTGATTATGGCGGGATCGAGGTAAAAGCATCTCAATGGTACCACAAAGATCCAACAATGCAGAGTTACCTCGATAATCCCTTGACTGCTGATATGCATGCTGATTTTATGCAATTGCTTTTTATGATCGAAAAATATGATGCTAAATGCAAAGGGGAAAAGACACTCAGAAAAGGCACAAAGAATGGATTTACATTTCCACAATTCTACGGAGATTATTATGGAAATAATGCACCTATATTATGGTATTGGGCACAGTTACATGGAAAGAAGATAAATCCAAAACAAGGCTTAGAGATCAGTTCTGGTAAAACGATTGGTCAGCATTTGATTGATAATGGAATAAAAAATTTTAAACAGTTTGAAAAGCATGTGCAGAAAATTGAACGGAATATGTGGGACGTTCGCTTTCCGGTTTATAAAAGATGGAAAGAAGATCAGTATCAATGGTATCTGAGGCATGGATATTTGACATCTTTATCTGGATTTACGTTTCAGGGGATTATGGGAAAGAATGATGCGGTCAATTATCCGATTCAAAGCTCTGCGTTCCATTGTTTACTGTGGAGCGTTATCCGTCTTACAAAATTGATTAAAAAATATAAGATGAAAACTAAATTAATTTTCCAGGTGCATGACTCTGTTGTGGCAGATGTGCCCAAAGAAGAAAGAGATGATTATCTGGAGCTATTAAAGCAAGTGATGTGTCATGAAGTGCGAGAGCATTGGAAATGGATTATTACTCCTCTTGAGTTAGAAGCGGATTGTTCAGAACTCAATGGCAACTGGTCAAGAATGAAAACAATAATGGAATATATTCATTAGAAAGGGGAAGATAATGGAAGATTGCAGTTGCGTTTATATCCCATATGATACTGATGAGAGTTGGGATGATGAGCCTACACAAGAAATGGAGACAGCAAAAGCGGAACGTGTCTGTACTGAATGTGGAAAAATAATTAAGTTTGGAGAACATTACGAATATTTTATAGGATATTTTTGTGGAAATCTTGAGGTATATAGAACATGCTTAGATTGTCTTTCTTTAAGAGAAGCTTTCTTTTGTAAAGGATGGGTATTTACAATGCTATGGGAAGATTTTGAAGGTTTTGTGTATGGTTGTAGAGCAGAAATATCCTTTGCAAAATTTTCAGAACTAACACAAGTAGCGTTACATAAAGCATGTGCAATTGTTGATGAGTTTTGGGTAACATCTGAAGAGGATACAAACGAACTTGAGCGCATTCAGGCACTAATCAATATGGGGCACTACGAAGACTGTGCGTATCGTATTGTTTGGGGAGATGGACAATGTATGTGTGAAAAACAAAAGGGGAAATAAAAATGGCAAGCTTAGACCTCAGTTCGATGGTTAAAATAATAGCATCAACTATTGATGATTCAGTGGAGCATAAATTTTGTGAAAGAACGGTTCTTAAAACCATCTTTCATGAAAATAGCTGGTGGATATTATTGTTCTTCCTGAGTGTAAAAACAATGACCACAGCCGAAACAAAAGAGGATATTAATCTTTGCTTTTTCTTAGCTACAAAAACAGATAATCCTATATTTGAGTCAATAAATTCTGTGGAAGAAGTCTTTGTAATTGGAATACCAGAAAGCAAACTGAGAAGGATGGAGATTTTATTCCGTAGATTTGTATTATAAAGGGGGAATAATGAAACCTTGTGATTGTAAAACAACAGAAGACGTAAATAAACTTAAATATAATATATTCCGTCCAGGTGAAACTATACATGCTGTTGCGCTTATAGTTCAGCCAGATTATGTTACTCTACTTTCCAATATCGCAATGGAAATCAGCAGAAAAGAGTTTAAAGCACTTGCTGAATTTTTTCTTAAAGACCAAGGATAGAATTTATGAGTAGAACAACAAGGCGTAGAAAACCAATTGGGTATGATTTCTGGTCGAGGCGGTGCTTTGGAAATATGTGTATAGGATATGGGCCTGTTTCAAAATGGATAACAAAACGCAAAGAACGTACCCATGAAAAGAAAAACATTAAACAGGCAATTAATGACCCTGACAATTACATAGGAAGAACACCCGGAGATTAAGGAGACAAGACGATGGACACACGCACAGGTGATATTCATTACTTTGAAAATGAAGAAACTAAAAAGGATTTTGAACAAAAACTTGGTAGACAACTTGTTCCACTAACCGAGAAACAGGTAAAGGAATTGCAGCCGCTATCCAAACGGAAAAGGAAGGCATTGCTCAATGGCATGAAATGCCCTTGTGCCAGTGGAAAGAGTTTTAAAAAGTGCTGTGCTAAGAAATACAAATAAGGAGATATAGCCATGGAGCCAAAACTCGGAGCACCACAATACTGTCCGGTATGCGGCGGGAATAATCCATCAGGACTACGATTACCTGAACAATGCGTGTGGTGTAAAAAGAAAAGAGAAAATATAGCATGGTTGAAAAAAGAGGCAGAACTTCATGAACTTGCAATGCAACAAAACAAGGATCGTATGCAGGATCTTGAGGAAGAAAACGCAACTTTGCACCAGCGTAATGCTGAATTGACAGACGCATTTACAGCTTTAATGGAAGGGCTTGAAATGGAAAACATAGAGCGTGCATTAAAGGCTTCCCCTGAAATATTAAAAACTGTGGGGTGTAAAATAGCGGAAGCTGCCAAACGAAATAAAAAGGATAGAAAAGGATGAGATTAATATTGGCTAAATTTAGATTGTGGATATTCTCAAAGATAGTGGATATTGCAGATTGGGTGTATGACTATGCTGCACTTAAAATCTTAGTGGACATGATAGATGAAGATGACTACTACGTATCTGAAATGGAAACCTTTTGCATATGTCCTCTTGGGAATGAGTGTAAGTATTATAATGATGAAAAATGCACTTGGAAACCCGACACAAAACTTTATGTTGTAGAGGAAGAATAATGGCGAGAAAAAGAAAAACAAAACAAGAGCCTGTTAAAGAATGGCCGAAAGAAGAAACAGATTTAACCAGAAAGTATCGTCCACAAACAATTGATGAGCTTGTTGGAAATGCTGTACTAAAAAAATCAATTAAAGCAGCCCTTAAAAATAATGATGTTCCTCATGCAATCTTACTACAGGGACCGAGAGGATGTGGGAAAACAAGCATCGCACGGATACTCGCTAATGAATTGAAATGCTCTCGCTTTGATCTAAAGGAAATTGATGTTGCAGATTTCTCCGGCATTGCGACAGCAAGACAGATCAGACGCACAATGAATACACGTCCTATGAAAGGAGATGTGAAAGTATTTATTCTGGATGAGGTGGCTTTGCTTGGGCGCGGCGGCTCGTCCGAAAAAAATGAAGCCCAGTCCGCACTGCTTAAAGCTCTTGAAGAACCTCCGTCACATTGTTATTTCTTTCTCTGCACAACTGATCCTCAAAACGTACTCAATACAATTAAAAGCAGATGTGTTCACTACACGGTTTCCATATTATCTGAGAAGCAGACTTTTGAGTTTGTGACTGACATTGCAGAAAAAGAGGACGTAGAGCTTCCGAAGAAAGTCGCAATACAGATTGCTCGGGACTCGCTTGGACATGCTCGTGACGCACTTAAAATTTTACAGCGTGTCATTCATCTTGATGAAGCAGATATGCTCAAGGCAGCGCAACAGGAAGCTGAGAAACGACATCAAACAATTGCATTGTGTAGAGCGTTGACACAGAAAAAAAGCTGGAAAGAAATGGCCGACATTCTGAAAGGATTGAATGATAAGCCAGAATCAATTCGCAGAGCAATCAGAGGATACTTTAAAAATGTTTTATTAAATGGACAAGAATGGGCATTTATTGTTCTCGATACATTCAGTGAGCCTTTGTACAACACAGATGCAGAGAATGAGATTGTTAAGTGTGTGTATGAATGCTGGAAGGAACTAAATGATTAAATAGAAAGGAGAGATATGTGGAAGTAGCACAACATGCAATAGATAGATTCAGACAAAGAACAGGGGCTAAATATTCAGATGAAAGAATTAAAAACAAATTACTTAAAATGTACAACAGAGGAGAAAAAGTATCTTTAACAGCGTACAGAAAAGTAATGGCATTACTAAATCATGGATTTCAAGAAGCTTCTTATGTAGAGTATTGTGGATGGATATTAGTTGTAGTTGACAATGTAATAATCACAATTCACAATAACGAAGCAAAATTAACAGCTAAGAAATAATTTCGACATTTTTTTAAACATAACGTCTATATTATGAAAGTGAGAGCATATGTTTGAAGAACATGAAAAAGAAATTGAGGAAGAACGTCAGATTGATCCAGATTCACTTGATGTCGAGTGGCTAAATCAACCTAATTTGTTTTATAAATATTCTGATGCACTTGACACAGCAACACAAATACGCAATGAATTAAAGACACAGCTTGAGAATCTGAAAGAGCATCTTGAATTTGTCAGATCAGCACTTGAATTAAAGATCAGGCAGAATCCAGAAGCATTTGAGCTTGAGAAAGTAACAGAATCTTCGATTAAGGCAGCAGTTACTATTCATCCTGATTATCAAAAAGCATTAACGGAGTTGCAAGATGCAAGAGAAGAATTCAATGAAGCTCAGAACACAGTCAATCGTTGCTATACCCGTGTTAATACCATTTCAGAGAAACGCACCTCCCTTGAACGTCTCGTAGTCCTATTAAATCAACAGTATTTTTCCACACCGTCAGTTCCCCGTGATTTGCGCCAAGAATACATAGCATATCAAAAGACCAGAAAAACCCAACGAGAAGCACGTAAAAAAGTAAAGGAAAGGAAAAGAAAAAATAAATGATTGATCTAACATTTTTGGACTTAATAAAGGTGATTGCAATCCTGCTCATTATTCTCTGCTTTATTCTTCCAATAAGCATTGCTATGTGTACTTCTTGTTTTCTCTCAACAAAATACAAGGAGAAAATAAAATATCTAACTGCACTCACCAACACAAAAACAAACTATGAGAGGTAAAAAATGGCTAAGAAGAAAAAAGACGCAAAGAAAAAATCATCAATGAGAGACAAGGCAAAGAGAAGAGCAGAACGGAATATGAATCGTGGTGGGGCTATGTATCTTGATCTTCCTGAAGGAACTGAACAGTTCCGGCCTAAAAAAGGAACGTATAGCCTTGACGTGATTCCATACAAAGTATCAGTATCAAATCATCCAGAAGCAGAAAAAGGAGAACTCTGGTATCAGCGTACAATCTGGGTGCATTTCAGTATTAACAATAAATCATATCTCTGTCCCCGTACAATCAATAAACCCTGCCCCATCTGTGAGCAAGTGAAAGATTTATACAACAGTGATGATCAGGCAGATAGAAAACTTGCTGGAGACATCAAGGCAAAAGAACGCGAACTGTACAATGTGATTGATCTTGATGATCAGGATAAAGGTGTGCAGCTTTTCAATATCAGCTACCATCTTTTTGGAAAAGCTCTTGATGAAGAGATCAACGAGGGCAAAGATGAGTATGGTGGTTTTGCAGAGCTTGAAGATGGAAAAACACTGTCTGTTCGTTTTGGAGAAAAATCCATAGGGGGTGGTAAGCCCTTTGTTGAAGCGACCAGAATTGATTTTGAAGATCGAGATGATTACGACGAGGACATTCTTGATGATGTGGTTGATCTTGACTCAATTCTTGTGGTTGAATCCTACGAGAGTCTTCAGAAAGCATTATATGAAACTGATGATGCGGATGATGAAGACGAGGAAGACGAGGAAGAAGATGAGGACGAGGAGGAGGATGAGACAGAAAAGAAAAAAAAGAATGTGAAGAAGAGTGGCAAAAAGTCCTCAAAGAAGAACCACGATACGACTGGAAAAAAGAAAGGCAAGAAGTCGAAAGAATCTTCCCGGGACTCAGACGATACAGACGAGGACGAAGAAGAAGAAAAGGATAAAAAGAAAAAAGACAAGAAAAAGAAATCTCCTAAATGCCCACATGGTGGTACATTTGGTGAAGATTTTGACACGCTTGAAGATTGTGATGAGTGCAAATTCTGGACTGAGTGTTCGGAGGCAGCAGATGATGAAGATGATGAATAATTGATACATGCGGGGAGTGGCGGAATTGGTAGACGCGGTAGGTCACATAGCCTGAGTCGAGCGTTAATGTGTGACAAAGTGAGACTCTTTGCAGGTTCGAATCCTGTCTCCCCGCACATCTAAATAAGGAATGATAATGGCTGAAAGAAAACGGAAAACCAAAAAACGTAAACGAGCAAAAAATGATTACAATTGTCCTCCCGATCTATTGCCTACCGGATGTACTTTATTAAACTGTGCGTTTTCAGATAATCCTTTCGGCGGTTTTAGAAAAGGAAAAATTGTAAACATTGTTGGTGATAGTTCTGCTGGAAAAAGCATTCTCTGCTACACATCATTAGCTGCCATTGCCTCCGATCCTGCTTTTGATAATTATCGCTTGATTGTGGATGACGCTGAATGTGCAGATTCATTTGATGTAAAAAAACTATTTGGTAAAAAACTGCTTGATAGGTTAGAGCCTCCTGGATGGAAAAACGATGAGCCTATTCATTCTGAGACTGTGCAAGATTTTTTAATGATGCTTAAAGATGCCGTAAATGAGAACAAACCCTTTGTCTATATCCTCGACTCATGGGATGCTGTTGATTCAGAAGAAGACCAAAAGCATCTGGATGATATGTATAAGAATTGGAAAAAAGACAGGGAGAATAAAAAAGGCACTTATGGCACAGCTAAAGCAAAGATGGCAAGTACCATTCTCAGAAATATCAAATCAGATATTAACAAAACACAGTCTGTTGTGGTCATCGTTTCTCAGGTACGTGAAAACCTAAATGCAGGCATGTTCGGATCAAAGAAAACAAGATCAGGAGGAAAAGCACTCAAGCATTACTCATGGCAAGAATGCTGGCTTTATCTTGGTTCAAAGATTAAACATCCGAGCACAAAACTTCCAACAGGCGTCACCACGTACAGTAAAACAGAAAAGAATCGTCAGACTGGAAAACTGAGGGATGTTGAGTTTACCATTTTTTATGATCTTGGAATTGATGATGTTGCTGCTAACATTAAATTTCTTGATTCTGTCAATTATTTAAAAAAGAAAAAACAAACGTATGTTATTCCTGAGCTTGACTTTGAAGGTACAAAAGATAAACTAATTGCACATATTGAAGATAATAATTTGGAAAAAGAAGTACAAAGAATGGTAGGTGAAGCGTGGAAAGAAAGAGAAGATTCGATCAAACTATCACGTAAAAAAAGGTTTGAATGATATGTCAACAATTAAAGGAGAGCCTGTTCTTGTTTGTGATTACTGTGGAAGAAGACAAACAAAATCAATGATGGGGAAAGTAG